CATCTTCAATAGCAGCTTTTAGGATTGTCTCAGTAAGGTCTCTGTCATCACCACCGTTAGGTAAGTCAGCTCCTCCACCAGTTGACATTGAACCAGTAGCACCTACGCTACCGTTTGTTGCAATCCAAGAAGGTAAAGAACCTAAAGCTCTAGCAGCAGTTGCTGATCCAACAGCAGCTACTTGACCTTCGATAAGAGCAAACTCCATATCTTTTTTAAGTTCTTTTGATTTCTTAGCAATTTGATAAGCCATTTCATCAGCTCTACCAGCAGCGTCAACAGCACTTTGAGTTCCTGATAAAGCAATTACTTTGTCAGAAATTTGTGTGTAGTTAAAAGCTCTAGTAGTAGCACTCATAGCGTCAACAGTTGCATCGTCACCTTCAATTACTTTGTTGGCAGCAGGTGCAGCTAATGAATCTAATTGCCATTCATGCTTGGTTGCTTTAGCAGCGGTTCTAGGAATCGCTGAAAGTATAGGAGTATCTTCAGGAGAAATGTTATAAATTACATCCGTCAAATCCTCTCTTATACCAGTTGTGTCGTACGTATCGTACAAGTTGGTTGGTTGTGCCATAAGGCCTCCTTTTAAGTTGATTAAACCAAACTACGAAAAAGTTTTGCAGCGTCTTGAACACTTCCACTCTTACGTAATTTAGAGAGTTGTTGACGTTTCGCTTCAGCTTGTTGTTGACCTTTTGATTTAGACACACCACTCTTTACAACTTTAGGAGCATTGACCGCTTTCTTTTTAATTTGTGGTTTAGCTTTTTGAAGATTACGATATGACATCGCATCTCTTACTAACATCACATATCTGTGGTCATATACAGAATCAATTTCTTGAGTATTAAATCCTACAGATGAAAGATAATCTCTCATTTGTTTTTTAAACTGTTGTCCTTTTTCTGGATGTGACAGTTCAGGTAATTTAACATTCAATTGTTTCTGTTGCTCTTCCAAATACTTTTGAAACTCTTGAGTTTGCAACTGTTGAGTTTGTTGTTGTACTTGTGCAAGTTGTTCATGCTTTTTACGCATTTTATGTTCAAGACGAGCAGCTTCTACAGGATCTTCGTCATAAAGTTTTTCAAAGTCTATATTGGCATATTCTTCTTGAAGTTGAGCTTGTGCAGCTTGATTCAATTGTGTCAATTGTGCAAGTTTTGCTTCAACGTCTTTTTTTGATCGTTCAACAAATTCACTTGATTGTTGTTTTTCAACAGCCAGTTCCTGTGTTTTACGAGTGTAATCTGCATTTCGTTGATACCCTTGAATTAACTCATCTTGGGTGACCTCATAGTCTGTACCGTCAACGGTTACAGTGTAAACAGGCTCCTCAGAGTTTTCTTGTATATCACTCGACTCAGATAATTCTTGATTTTCCTCAACAAATTCTTCTGAAGATTCTTCTTCATCAAATTTTTTATAAGGAACATCACTTGGATTAACAGTATCTTCGCTAGAAGTTTCTACTTCTGCTTGTTCTGTTACTTCTTCTTGTTCAGAATTAGCTATTGCTTCTTCTGCTGGTGTATCGGCAGACGTTTCTCCAGTCATAAGACCTTTGATAATGTTTCCTGCTTCGATTACGTTAGTTGCTTGGCGATCTGCCATAACAACCTCCTTTCGTTAAATGTTACACTCCCCTATGGGTTGGTGTATTCGATTTAAGTCGAATTCTTTTTAAGCTGGTTAAGTTGGACAGTAGCAAGTTTGCCTGTCTCTACAACTGTGTGAAAATGATTTTCGATTTTATCTGTTATGTGATAAGCCTGCCATAAAGCAGTTCTTGTATCATCTTCGTTGTACTTAGTTTGAAATATTGCTTGTTTGTATTCTTTTTTAAGTAATTCAAATGACTCTTTAATTAATGGCTCTTCAAGCAACAGTCTTGCTTTTTCACCACGATTTTTTTCGTCTTGTAGTTTACTCTGATTCATTAGTTACATTTTGCACGATTTGTCCAACTTGGTCAAGTTGTCCTTGAATAGCTTTTTGAGCTTGTTCTCGAATCTTTCCTTGTTGAATTAAATCTTCTTTTGCAAGTACAGCATTACTTCTAATTTCAGCTTCATTTAATTTTGTACCGTATTGCAATTCAAGTTCTTTAATGCGAGTTTCAAACTTCAGTATCATTTCCTGATAATCTTTTTCTAATTGTTTTATTCTAATTTCGCTATCAATTTGTTTTCTGTAGTTCTCACCTTGAACTTGTAATTGAGATACTTTCTCAAACTCTGTAGGTTGTGGTGGTTGTGGTGGTGGCATTTGTTGCATACCAACATCTGGATCTGTAAAGAATAGTCCAGTATTTTTTAACCCTGCGTTCTCTACAATTTTTGAAAGTGTGTTGTAGATGTTACGCATATTTACCATAGGACCAGCAGCGGTTCCTTGTAACTCTAATGCTTTGAGTTGAGTTTGTAATATGTTATTTAAAATAGCAAGTTGTTGATCTCTTGATCCAGTACCCAATCCAACACTTATAGAAATGTTGCAACGGTTTCTCCATTCCATCGGTCTAAATGGAATAAAGTTATTTCTAATTTTAATAATTCTTTCTTTGTCTTGGTGTTTAACGATAAGTTCAAACATTCTTTCAAACATATCTTTAATACCAGTCTCAGCAAAAATACGAGCAATTAATTCAACTCTCATTTGTGCCTGAGTTAAAATAACATTAACACCAGTTGCAGTTTTGTTTAGTGAATCTGCATCCATGCCTTGTGAATATCTTGTGATACCAGTTCTTTGTTCTCTAACAGTGTCCAAGTATTCCAACATAGGAAATGCTTGGTTGTTAATTGTTTGAGTTTGCATTGGCATCATAACTTGACCAGGTGAACCTTTTGTTCTAACTACTCCACCAGGTCTGTTTGTTAAAAGATCATCAAGATTAACTTGACCATCCATAACAGCAACTCTGTTATTGTTTGTTAGATACATATTGTCTAACAATTGTCTCATTACTGTAGACTTAATAAGCTGTAAGTCCTCAGTCATTTCAGAAACTGATCTACCAAAGAATCTATGTGTTACCATAATTGGTGTAACAGAAACAAATGGAACACTATCGCAAAGTTCGTCATCTAAAATAACATATCCACTTGTACCAGCCATTGTTATTTTTCTTAACTTGGCAATACCATCACCTTCTTCATCTATTTTTGTGTAACATTCAAAAACTGTAACTTCATCTGTACTAGCTTCACCAGCATTACTGTCATAGTCATAATCTAAATTTCTAAAACGTGTAATTTTTTCTTCATTGTATTTATCTTGAGTATCAGTTGGTAAAGAGTTTACAATGTCTGGATCAAATCCAGCTTCAATTAAATCTGTTCTTGTTTGTGTAGTTCTGTGTGCAACAAAGTTTGCATCTTTAATGCTCTTTGCTCTGCGTTCAATTAAAAACTCTTCAGGTGGTATCGCTTCTATTTTAACTTTACCATACGTTTCAGTTCTAGTTATCACAACATCATGCATCATTGGTACAGGTGTATCTTCAAGCTGTGCAAGCATCATAGGATCTATATTGGGATCCATACGCATTTGCTCTAACATCTTATCTTTTTGTTCAATTGCGTCTTTGTCTTTGTACTCAGTGTGTTCTTTTACTTCTACGCCATCTTCATCAATCAACATAGCGTACTCGTCATCACTTAGACGTTCATAAGTTTCTTGTTCTCTTTTGCTTGAGTTGTTCCAATAGATTTTTGCAATACCATTTTTTTGTACAAGGGCATCTTTAAACAAAGTGTACAGTGTAATAAAACCATCATTGTCTTTGTTAAATACATAATTTAAATAATCAGTTGCTTGTTTTGCAACTTCTTCATCCTCTGCACTAACAGGATCACATTTAACAACTTCATCACTTGCAGCAAATGTTCTAAGTAGTGTTGGAAGTATTGACTCAATAACATCAGACACATCAGTAGATACTACTTGTGAACGACCTTCTTGCTCATTACCAAATGGTTCACCAAAATAATATTCTAAAGACTTTTGTCTTTGTGATGTTATCTCTGAACCAATATAACCAAGAGATGCGTGTATTTCTGATTGTAATACCGCAGCTACTTCGTGTTCTGTTAGGGGTTTTCCTTTTGCCATTATACTATATACCTTGTATCAATATTAATTTCTTTTGTCCACACACTAGCTGTTCCTGGATCTATTGCACATCCATAACGAAAAGCATCCGCACCATGCGAACTCCAGTCATGCAGGGGTTTATTTTTAAATGTTTGCATACGATCATCATATTCTTTGCGATATTGACGTAAACATTCAATACCAGCTTTACAACGATTACGATCAAACCAACATTGGTCTAACGTATTCCGTACTGCTTCAATACCATGTTGCACTTCTAACTTAGGACATACATCAAACTGTATTCCCAATTCAGATGCAACTTCTAAACGAGATTTACCAGTGCCAAGTTCTCTTGCTACAATATCATGTGGAGCAACGTGTCTACCATAGTTGTAACCTTTTGCTTCTAGCACTTGTGCATAATGTGACAATGCTTCACCAGAGGTTTCATAGTAGTCAATCAATCGAACTTCAGTTCCTACTCGTTGTGCAAACCATATTGCAGTTGAATCACCGATACCTAAATCCCACCATGTTTCTACATCTATGTTTTTATCGTAATCAATATCGACAATACGGTTTTCTTTTTCTGCTTTTTGGATTTGTTTCCCATAATAAGCTCCTGAGACCGCAGCTTGAAAGCTACACTCAAACTCTTGCTCAAATTGATCTTCTGGCATTGTGAGTCGAGCTTCTTCTAGTTCATCTTTTCCAATAATATCTGTTTCAGAGGCTCTGTATAAGACTGCTTTCCAGTCTCCACCTCTACGTTTTGCAAGATCGTACACATCCCAAAACTGATTATGCCCCATTGGAGTACCAATAAATATAACATAACCTAATTTATCTGATACAGCGGGTCTAACAACCTCTGTCCATGTACGAGGTGACATTAATGCAAACTCGTCTAATACAACTCCATCAAATCCTAATCCTCGAAGTGCATCTGGATTGTCTGAACCAAAAATTTGTATTCGTGAACCATTCCACAAGTCTATCTTTAATTCTGTTTCGTGACGATTGCCACCTAGTTTCATTAATGGTGCTGTGTATTCTTTTAAATAGTCAAATGCTACGTTCTTTCCTTGACGATACGTAGGTGCTATGTATGCCAAACGTCTATTTGGCTTACTAATTGCTGTTTTAATCAAATGATTAATTGCAAAAACAGTTTTTCCAAACCTACGATGACAACAAATAACATTAAATCGTTTTAATTGTGTGTGTAATTCTTTTTGTAATGGTCGTGGTTTGTAGGGTATTTCAATTTTCAATTTATTCTTTCCACTTAACTTCGATTTCTACAGGCTCTCCCTCTTCACCTTTAATTTTTTGATCTACAGAAGCTAATCTAGGATGTACGAATGGTGCAGCTTTTTCAGCAGCCCACATTTTCTTTTCTGGTGATGTTTTACGGTCATTTAATATGTTTAACATATATTCTAAAGGCGTTTTTGTGCCTTTACCTAACATCTTTTCCAAACGTTCATGTTTCGTTCCTGCGGTGACACCTCTCGGTCTACCTGCTCCTGGTCTTTTGCCTCCGTGAGCCATTAAAATATAGATCCCACAATAACAACGACAGCAATAACAGCTATAGCTGCTTTCATGTAATCTTTTTTAGTCCAAGATGGGTAATTTTTTACCCATTCTACTAATGCGTTAATTTTTTCCATAGTATTTCTCCTTTACCAAGCCTTACAGCTCCAGTATTTCGCAGTTAATTTACTTAATTTGCCTTTGTCACAACCATGTCTAGCACGAAATGACTTACGTCTGGCAGGTACGTTCTTTTTGATAGACATTTTAGGATCTCCAAAACGGACTAATCTAACTTTTCCATTCTCTCTAGCCAATACAGCTGACTTTTTTGACTTACCAGGTGTTCTTTTGGGTTTATTATAACCACTAAAACGTTCACCTCTGTACGTAATAGCCATTAGGCTAATAATCCTCTAGTTTTTTTCTTTTTAAGTTTTTTAAAATCAGCACCAGTTATTTTGTTACGAGGTTTTGCAACACGTGCTAATGCTTTTTGTTTTTTACTAAGTTTTCTTGGCATTATGTATTCTTCTTTCTTCTTTTACCAGAAGCTGTTACCGACCAGTTTACTCTTTTAGGTCCA